GTGATTTGCGACGGAGCGGTGCGCTCCGGCAAGACCTTTGCCATGGGACTGGCATTTTTCCTCTGGGCCATGGGCAGCTTCCGCAATCAGCAGTTCGGCCTGTGCGCCACCACCCGTAACGGTGTGCGGCGCAACCTGCTCTCTCCCGTGCTGCCGGTGCTTCATCAGCTGGGATTCCGGACGGAGGAACACTTCAGCCGGGGTCAGCTGGTGGTGCGCCGGGGAGATCGGGAGAATACCTTTTATCTCTACGGCGGACGCAACGAGGGCAGTCCTGCCCTCATACAGGGCGTGACGCTGGCAGGCGTGCTTCTGGACGAGGTGGCTCTCATGCCCCGCTCCTTTGTGGAGCAGGCCTGCGCCCGATGCTCGGTGGAGGGGAGCAGACTCTGGTTTTCCTGCAACCCGGCAGGGCCGGAGCACTGGTTTTACAAGGAGTGGATCTGCCGTGCGGAGGAGAAGCGGGCATTGTACCTCCACTTCACCATGGAGGACAATCCCACCCTGTCTCCCAAAACCCGCCGCCGGTATGAGCGCATGTTTCAGGGTGTGTTCCACCGCCGCTATGTGCTGGGTCAATGGGTGGCGGCGGAGGGTCTGGTCTATGACTTTTTTGAGGGAGATTGCCTGCCCGACGCGCCGGAGGGCGGCTATGACCGCTGGCGCATTTCCTGTGACTACGGCACCCTCAATCCCGCCTCCTTTGGCCTTTGGGGTCGAAAGGACGGGGTGTGGTACCGGGTGGGAGAGTATTACTACGATGCCCGTGCCGAGGGCCGACAGAAAACCGACAGCGAGTACGGGGAGGATCTGCGCCGTCTGGCGGAGGGGAAAGCCGTGGAGGCGGTCATCGTGGATCCGTCGGCGGCCAGCTTCATTGAGGTGCTCCGCCGGGAGGGCTGGACGGTGCGTAAGGCAGACAACCGTGTGCTGGAGGGCATTCGCCGCACGGCGGAGGCTCTGCGTTCCGGAAGAATCGTCATCTGCAAGGGGTGCGATGCCGCCATTCGGGAATTCTCCATGTACTGCTGGGATACCAGATCCGGCGAGGACAAGGTGAAAAAAGAGCACGATCACGCCATGGACGAGATCAGGTACTTTGTGATGAGTTTGGAAAAAGAGGAGCCGCTGGCGGCGGTGAGCGTGGAACGAGGCAGGTTTTGATTTGGGATTCCGCCCTCTGCAGAGGACGGGACGCTCCGCTTGGCCCCATTTCTTTTGTGCGAAAGAAATGGGGGAAAGAACGCAGTTGGGGGCGGTGGGTTTCGATTCCCCCGCCCCCAACACCCCCACCCCTGACCGACCAAACAAGGGGGATTGCGATCCCCCTTATTTGGAAAATCCCCCTGGGGAGCGTGGGTAGAACTGCCAAGCGAATAACAAAGCACCGGAACAGGCGCGTGGGTTAGGAGTACAGGTCGAAACATGGTAGGCAGTAAGCGGCCAAGCGAGTTAGAAGAGCAGACAATACAGCTTAACTCGCGCCGGTCATAGAACACAGCACCAAAGTGCGAGTCCCCGTAATTGGGGGTTCTTAGGGGGAAAATTGTTTGCACTGAAAGTGCATCCCAATTTTCGCCCCTAAGTCGGTCTTTGGTTACTTTCGTCCGATTACGAAAGTAACCCTCAGCGGAGCGTCCCGCTGTCCGCAGACAGCGGAATCTTCTGATTTCGGAAATCCCCCTTCGGGGTTTCAATAAACAAAGTGAGAGGAGAAGGAAACATGGAAATTTCTTTCGAGGGCATCGGTCAGGTGGCCGCCACCTTTATGGTGGAGGGCGACATTCAGCCCGGTATGGCTGTGGCGCTGACCGCTGACGGTACCGTGGGTCTGGGTAAGGCCGGCGACGGTATCTGCGGCAAGGTGCTGAGCACCAAGAACGGCATGGCTGCCGTTCAGATTGCCGGTCTGGCTCAGGTGGGCTATTCCGGCACCGCCCCCGCCATCGGCTGGGGTATGATCGCCGCCGACGGCGCAGGTAAGATCAAGACCGTCACCGAGGGCGGCATGACCTGCATGATCCTGTCCGTCAACACCGCTGACGGCACCGCCGTCATCAAGCTGTAAGAAGAGGAGGAGAAAACGATGGCTTATCAGTTTGAAAATGTGAAGCTGGAAAAGGGTATGTACCATGAGGCCGGCCGTTCCTTCAGCCAGGTGCTGGAGAAGCTGGACCCCAGCGAGCAGTACAAGGGTACCGCTCTGGAGGGAATGGACGCCTTCCAGCGTCAGCTCAAGCGCTTCGACATCAAGGTGAAGGGCGCAGGCTCCGATCTGGTGGACAAGTTCTTTGCCACATCCCAGTCTGCTGTGCTCTTCCCCGAGTACATTGCCCGCGCCGTCAAGGTGGGCATGGAGGAGGCCAATATCCTCCCCGACATCACCGCCACCGAGACCCGCATTGAGGGTATGGACTACCGCTCCATCACCTCCGTTCCCGAGGACGAGAAGAAGCTGAAGCATGTGGCCGAGGGCGCCGCCATTCCCCAGACCACCGTCAAGACCCGTGATTCTCTGGTGAAGCTGAACAAGCGCGGCCGTATGCTGGTGGCCTCCTACGAGGCCATTCGCTTCCAGAAGCTGGATCTGTTCTCCGTCACCCTGCGCCAGATCGGCGCTCAGATCGGCAAGATGCATCTGGAGGACGCCGTCAATGTCATTCTGAATGGCGACGGCAACAACAATCCCGCCGCTGTGACCAATGTGTCTGTCGCCGGCACTCTGACCTATGACGATCTGCTGAAGTTCTGGAACGGCTTCGATCCCTACCAGCTCAACACCCTGCTGGTGGGCGGCGACACCATGATGAAGCTGCTCTCCCTGCCCCAGATGCAGGACGCTGCCGCCGGTCTGGATTTCCACGGCACCGGCAAGCTCATCACCCCCATGGGCGCCAAGGTGCTGCGCTGCTCCGCCGTGCCCGAGGGCAAGATCATCGGTCTGGACAAGAACTATGCGCTGGAGATGGTCAAGGCCGGCGATGTGATGGTGGAGTACGACAAGATCATCGACCGCCAGCTGGAGCGCGCCGCCATCACCACCATTTCCGGCTACGCCAAGATCTTCGAGGACGCCAGCGCCGTGCTGGCCGTCTGATCCCGGGGGTGAGGAAATGGGCTTTCTGAAACGGGGAGGAAAGAGCAACGCTGCCGTGGGCACCGTCCAGATCCGTGACGCCCATCGCCACCCCTTTACGGCGCTGGAGGGCTATGTGCCCCTGAGAAACGGCGAGATCGCCCTGTACCGCGCCATTCGTGAGGCGGTGCCCGTGGTGGACGCCGCGCTGGTCAAGCTGGTGCGCCTGTGCGGCGGTGTGCATGTGGAGTGCAGGGACAGGCAGGCCCAGCAGGGTCTGGATCTGTTTCTGCGCACCGTGCCCACGGGACGGGGCCAGCAGGGAATCCAGTCATTTCTGGACTGCTATCTGGACTCCATGCTGACCTGCGGCAGAGCGGTGGGCGAGATCGTCCCCGACCCCAGCGGCAGGGACATTGCCGCCGTGCTGTGCGCCAACGTCAGCCAGGTGGAGATCAAGGAAGGGGACAATCCTCTGGATTTTTCCCTGTGCGCCAGAGGAGCGGACGGGCAGATCAAGCCCCTGCCCCGGCAGGAGCTGCTGCTGTTCACCCCCTTCCAGCCCGAGGCGGATTCCCCCTACGGAGTATCCATGCTGCGCTCCATGCCCTTCCTGTCTGAGATCCTGCTGAAGATCTGGCAGACCATCGGGGTGAACTGGGAGCGCGTGGGCAATCTGCGCTTTGCCGTGGTGTGTAAGGGGGAGAATGACGGCCTGGCGGAGGAGCGCTGCGCCCGTGTGGCGAAGGAGTGGTCCGCCGCCATGCAGAGCGGCAGAGAAGGGGCTGTGCGCGACTTTGTGGCCTCCGGCGATGTAGAGATCCGCGTCATCGGTGCGGACAATCAGATCCTGGACAGCGAGGTTCCCGTGCGCCAGATTCTGGAGCAGCTGGTGGCCAGAACGGGCATTCCGCCCTTCCTGCTGGGTCTGAGCTGGTCCTCCACCGAGCGCATGAGCAGCCAGCAGGCCGACATCATGACCAGCGAGATTGACGCCATTCGCCGCAGCCTGACCCCCGTGGTGGAGCGGATCTGCCGTCTGTGGCTGAGACTCCACGGCTATGACAGCCGCATGGAGGTGGTCTGGGATACGGTCAACCTGCAGGACGAGGAAACCCTGGCCAGAGCGGCCTTGTACCGCGCCCAGGCAAAGGCGCAGGAAGGTGAGAGGAGTGAAACCAATGGACGTTTGTAAAGAGGCGGAAGTGAAGGGTACCGGTCAGGTGACGGAGGAGGATCTCTCCCTCATCAACACCATGACCCGCAGAGCGCTGAAGGCTGAGGAGGTCTACACCTTTGCCGTGCGCCTGTGCGACAACGAGATCGACCGCGACTGTGAGCGGTTTGACGAGGGCACGCTGGAGGAGCTGGGCAAGCTCTTCGTGGGGGTGTCCGGTGTGTTTGACCACCAGTGGTCTGCCCGGGGACAGGCCGCCCGCATTTACCGCACCGAACTGGTGAAGGAGGCCTCCCGCACCGGGGACGGCAGACCCTACTGCTATCTGAAGGGCTGGGCCTACATGATGCGTACCGCCGAGAACGAAGCTCTCATTGCCGAGATCGACGGCGGCATCAAGCGTGAGGTCAGCGTGGGCTGCGCCGTGGAGCAGGTGGTCTGCTCCGTCTGCGGACAGGAGTTGGATACCTGTGCCCACGAAAAGGGTGAGGAGTACGGCGGACAGCTGTGCCACGGTGTGCTCAAGGGTGCGAAAGACGCCTATGAGTGGTCCTTTGTGGCTGTCCCTGCCCAGAGAAAGGCCGGTGTCATCAAGAGTGCCGGCAGAGCTTTGGAGGAGGAGGCCCGTCTGGGCCGCAGCTATCTGAAGAGCCTGCGCCGTGAGGTGGTGCGTCTGGCGGGTATTGCCCAGCCAGAGGCTGAGCATGACCTGCTGGTGCGTGTGGCGGATCGACTGGACGAGCAGGAACTGCTGGGTCTGGCCAAGCTGTACCGCGGTAAGGTGGAGCAGATGCTCCTGCCCGCCGTCCAGCTCAGCTACGGGGCGGAAGAGGCGGAGATCCGCGACACGGACGCCGCCTTCCTGATCTGAGGTGGGTGCCATGCAGGAGGAGATTTTGCAACTGGTGCGCGCCCTGTGCAGTCCCACCGAAGAGGACGCTGTACTGGAGGTGCTGTGCCGGGCGGCCTGCAGCCGCCTGGACAGCATGCTGGCGGAGGGCGTGACGGCGGAGAACTGCCGCGACGCCTACCTGCCTGCCGCCGCATGGCTGACCATGGAGCTGCTCCGGGACAGCCGCGGCTGGGAGGGGATCACCGCCCTCACCGCCGGTGACATGACGGTGCGCCGCGCCACAGGCGGCGGTGAGCTGGAGTGCCGCGCCCTGTCGGTGATGGCACCCTGGCTGAAGGACAGGACTTTTGTATTTCAGGGGGTGAGAGGATGACGGAGGCATTTGGCTGGGTCATTCATACCTATGGAAAAAAGATGGCCTGCTACAACACGGACGGCGAGCTGACCGGCGAGATTATGGCCATTGTGCAGCCTATGACCGAGGCGGACTGGCAGTACACCGCCGGTGCGCTGGGCAGCTACCGTACCGACCGGTTCCTCTGTCTGGCTGCGCCGGAGATCCCTCTGGGCAGTCTGGGCATGGGAGGCAGGCTGGTCGTGGGAGAGGACTCCTACGAAGTGATGACCGTCCGCCCCGTTTGGGTGGGCGGCAAGACCACCCACTACTGGATGGCCCTGCGCCCTGCTGAGGAGGCCGACGCATGACCGGCGCCCTCAACGCGCTGCGCGGCAGCGTGGTTACGCTGCTGGAGGAGTACGGCCTGTGTGCCGTCACCGCCATGGAGAGTTCTGCCCGAAAGAGCAGGGACTGCCCCGTGGCGGCGGTATCACTCAGCAAGGTGGTGTGTGCCGCCGGCGGATTCAAGGACTATCTGGGCCTGCGGCACAACCGTGACACCGGTCTGGAGGACGAGGTGTACGGTAAAGCAGTGGAAATCACGCTGGGTCTTGACCTCTACGCCCCCCGAAACGGCGGAGAAAGTGCCTGCCAGCAGGCCTTCGGGGTCATGGCAGAGGCGCTGAGCTGTCATGGGGCAGGGGGGCTGTCGGTGACTGAACTCCGGTCCGGTTCGGTGGAGTTTCTGGAGCGGGACGGGCTATATCGTCTGCCTGTGAGCTGCACCTGTAAGGGATGGCTGGTGGCTGCGGTGGACAGCTCCGGCACGTTCGTTGATTTTGAAGTGAAAGGAAGAACGATATGAGCGAAATGACCAATCACCAGCGGCCCGGTGTGTACTCCTCCTATGAGGCGTCCTCGCTGACTGCCGCTGTTTCAGGCGGTAAGGCCGTGGCCGTTGTGGCTGCCGCCCCGGAGGATTTGGGTAATGTCCCCTGCTGCTGGACCTCCTACAGCCGTGCGCTGGCCGACGCAGGCCAGTGCACCCTCACCCGGCTGGCAGGTATTGCCCTGAAAAACGGTGCCGGCAAGGTGTGGGGTATTCCTGCCGGCGAGGATTACAACGCCGCCATCAAGACCGTGGCCGGTCTGGACGACGTGGCGGTTGTGGTGTGCGATAATACCGAACTGTCCGTCCAGCAGGCTCTGCGCGACATGGCGGAGGAGTGCGCCGGTGTGCGCAAGGAGCGTATCATTGTGGCTGCCTGTGCCGTGGACGAGAGTGTGGAGCAGCTGGCTGCCCGTGCCGCAGGACTGAACAGCGAGCGTGTGGTGCTGGTGGCTCCCGGTGCCGATCAGGCCAACGGCATCACCTGTGCTGCCGCCGTGGCAGGTGCCATTGCCGGCAATGCCGATCCCGCCCTCCCTCTGGGTGGTGTGGAGCTGTCCGGTATTGAGGGCCTGTCCGCCGCCTATGAGGACGGCGACATTGACCTGCTGGTGCGCAGTGGTGTTACCCCTCTGGAGATGGTGAGCGGCAAGGGCTGCGTGGTGCGCGCCGTCACCACCCGTACCACCACCGGAGGTGTGGCTGATGCAACCTGGCGTGAGCTGTCCACCATTCTCATTGTGGATGAAGTAATCCCCAACATTCGAAAGGCCCTGCGTGCCAAATTCGGCCGCGCCAAGAACAACGAGCAGACCCGCGGCGCCATTCGTTCTCAGGTGGTGCTGGAACTGGAGACCTGCAAAGCCCGGGAGATCATCGACAGCTACGGCGACGTGACCGTCAATCCTGCCGAAACCGACCCCGCCGTGTGTGTGGCAGAGTTTGATTTTGCCGTAACCCACGGTCTGAACCAGATCTGGCTGTCTGCTCACATTACTGTCTGAGGAGGGAATAAAGCATGAGTATCAGTGTAACCGGACTTCCCACCAGCTGTGACATCTGGCTGGAACTGGACGGCAAAAAAGTGGCTGTGGTGCAGAGCTATCAGTGCAAGAGTACCCGCAGCGCCACCTCCGTGGAGGCCTTTGGCGAGGACGAGCCTGTGGCGACTATGGAGGGCCCTCAGCAGCATGTGGTTCAGCTCAGACGTCTGTATGCCACCGACAAGGCCATTGCTGACGGTCTGAGCTTTTATGATCTGAAGGACTTTTCTCTGGTGATCTGCAAGCCCGACCGCAGAGTGATTTACGGCCAGTGTCAGTGGAGCACCATTGAGGAGAGCGCCAGGCTGCGTGAGAATGTGGTGGAAACCCTGACTCTGGTGGCCCGCAGCCGCATGGAGATCAAGGCCTGATATGAGCACAGCGAGGGTGCAGACCTTCCGTCGGGCAGCGCGTGAGCGCTGCCCGGTGGAGGGCGGTGAGCTGCGTCTGCTCTCTGTCCGTGAGGTGGAGCAGGCCTATCAGGAGGGAGAACTGCTGGCCCGGGAGGGGCATAAACGGGCCCTGTGTTCCAATGCCTGCCTGCTAGCTCTGGCGCTGGAACAGGGTGGCAAGCCGGTATATCCCGACGGACGGACGGTGCTGGAGGCCATGAGTCCGGAGGAGATTGCCGCCCTGTCCGACCGCTGGGCGGCATTCAACCGGGAGGCCAACCCCTCGCCGCTGGACAGCGCTGCTCTCACCGAGCAGCGGAAACAGGAGTTGAAGCACGACCCCTACGCCCGTCTGCAATGGCGGGTACTGCGCGCCTTCGGCGCCCTGCCCACCGAGGCGCGTGCCATGACTATGACCGACCGGGACTATCTGTGGTGCGCCCTCCATCTGGTGCTGGACCGGGAGGAGGAGCTGGAGAAACTCTGCCCCGACTGCCGCAGCAGAGCAGGGGCGGAAGTCTGTCCTGTATGCGGCCAGTCCACCGGGGATTGGGGGAGCAGCAGCGGCTTCGATTTGGAGCGCTATGAGAGGCTGAAAGGGGAGAACAGCCATGATTGACAGACTGGAAGAAGTTCTGGGGACAGCCCATTCCCGGGAAGAGCTTGCCCGGCTGGAGGAGAAACTGCGCCAATGGGGTGTGATGATTTCCCCTCTCTCCGGTGAGATGGAAGAAGAACGGGCGACAGAAACTTCTGCTTGCGATGAGGGATATGACCTTCCTTCGGCAGGGGATGAAAAGGGAGAGCAGAACGGATTGACGGAACTGCTCGGAAACATGGAGACGAATCTGTTGCCCGGGGGAAGAAGTGCTGCCGCCGTCCGGCGGGAGGAGCTTGCGTTTCCTGTTCCCGTGAGAGCAGATTACGGTGCGCTGCTTGACCTGTACCGGCAAACGGCACAGGCTGCCGCTCCTGTGGGCATGGCGGGGGTTTCTCGCGCGCCTGTGGTCATTCGTGAGGAACATTCTGTGGACGGAGGACTGACCGCGCAGGAGCTGGATCTGGCTGTGCGCCGGGACAGCCGCCGCTATGACGGCGCCGTGCATATCTACTGAGGAGGAATAGCAATGAAGCTGTCGCCCATGCGATTCAAGCAATTTATCTGGCCCCACAACCCCAGGGTGTATTCCACGCTCTGCCAGCGGAATATGGCAGTGAGCAAGATTCCTCTGGGCGGATACCACCTGCAGAATCTGGGACAGACCTGCCGGGTCTTTCGCGGTGAGGGAGAATTTACGGGGGTGGGTGCCTATGACACTTATAAAGAACTGGAGGCCGTGTTTCGGGAAGAAAGCGCAGGCATTCTGGTTCATCCCGTGTGGCTGGCGGTTCGCGCGTGGTTCGTCAGCCTGAAACTGGAACAGGAACCGCGCAGCGACTATGTGCGCTACTCCTTCGAATTCTGGGAGGCATCCGACACGGGAGAAACGACGGGGGAGACCCAAAGGCTTCAAAGCGTTGGTGTGGAGATGAGGGAGGAGCGGTGGCACACAATGGGACAGGGCGAGACCCTGTGGCTGGTGGCACGGCAGTACGGGCTGACCGAGGAACAGATCCTTGCACTCAATCCTGCCGTCAGTAATCCCAACCTCGTTGCCGCAGGACAGGAAGTGAGAGTGACATGATAGAATTCCGGGTGGAGCTGGGTGATGGGACCCGGCTGAAACTGCCGCAGGCCACCCGCTGGAAGCTGTCTTACGGTACGGGATTGCCCTGCGACAGTTTTGAAGTGCGCTGTCTGTGGGATGGTGACCCCGATGGACGCATGTCCTCGGCGGCTCTGTTCTGTGCCGAGCAGGAGGGGGAGCGGATCTTCACCGGCGTGGTGGACGAGTATGCCTTTGTCCACGACGGCGGCACGTGGCTGGAACTGTCCGGCCGCAGTATGGCCGCCCGCCTGCTGGACAACGAGGCCATGCCGGCCCAATATCAGCGGCTGACCTGCGCCGACCTGCTGGAGCGTCATGTGAAGCCCTATGGACTGGATGCGGTGGGGGGAGAACAGCTTCCTGCCGTGTCCGGCTTTTCCGTGACCAGCGGTGTCAGCGAGTGGAGCGTGGTGGAGAATTATGCCCAGTATTACGGCGGTGTAATTCCCCGGTTCGACCGATTGGGCCGTCTGGTGCTGGTGGCTCACAAGGACGATGTGCCGCTGGAGATCGGAAACGAAGCCCCTCTCACAGGCTGGGAACTGCGGGAGCAACGGTACGGTGTGCTGAGCAGCGTGGCGGTGCGCCGGCGTACCGATTGGGGCGTTCAATGGGTGGAGGACCGGGACTTTCTGGCTCAGGGCGGCTGTGCCCGTCGGGTGGTGACCGTACCCAACGAAACGGGAACGGCTGCCATGCGATACTCCGCCGATTATCAACTGAGGGCTTCCCGCAGTGAGCGGCTGCGGCTGACGGTCACGCTGTCGGGGGCCTTTTTCATAGAGCCGGGCCGTCTGGTGAAAATCAGCCGGGCAGACCCGGAGGATAGACTCTGGCGGGTGGCCCGCACCGAGGTCTCCTGCGGCGGAGACGGGTTGACCACCGTAATGGTGCTGGGCGAGCCGGATGCTATGATTTGAGAGGTGAACGGCTATGTGGCTGAGTAAACAACAGAAACAGCCCCTTCCAACCATCGGTGGCCAGACCGGCGTGGTTACCGTGTCGGGGGACAGCCTGTCGGTGCGTGTGGACAGCGAGGTGAGTTCGCCCGAGGTTTACGGCCCGGCAGGTTACCGATGGAGCCCCGGTGCGGGAGACCGGGTGCTGGTCATCAAAAGTGAGGGGGAGAAGCCCTGTGTGGTGGGGGTGCGTCGGGGCGGTACACCTGCTTCGGTGGCCCTTGAGGCGGAACAGGTGGCGCTCAACGGACGGGTGACGGTGAACGGGATTCCGCTGGAGGAGCTGGTCAGAGGATTGGCCAGAGAAGTATGGGAGGAATTGGGTTGAGCATGCTGATAAGAAACGGAGACTACGTCCCTGATGGTCAGGGCAGTGTCCTGTCGGCCTATGGCGGTGAGGCAGTGATCTGTGACGTGCTCTTCCGTTTAAGTGCCCGCCGGGGTGGATTTCCCCTGATGCCGGAGCTGGGCAGCCGTATGCACCGTCTGCGATGGGAGAAGCCCTCGGCCAGAACGGCATTGGCCCGTCGCTATGCCGTGGAAGCGCTGCACGGTCTGGAGGGCGTAACGGTGACCGATGCCACGGTATCTGTGGTGGGTGACCGCCTGTGGGTGCAGGTGGATCTGCTGTGGCAGGGAAGATCGCTGACGGCGGAATTGGAGGGTTAACGTGAAAAATACGGAAGAAATTTATCAGGAACTGATGATGGAGTTTCAGAGCCGTACCGGGCTGAGTGCGGGCGGAAACGGTGATTTGGCAGTGCGTTTCTACGCCGTGGCAGCCCAGCTCAGCGGTCTGTACGCTCAAGCGGACTGGATCGAGCGCCAGTGTTTCCCCCAGACTGCCACCGGCAACAGTCTGGATCTTCACGCACAGGAGCGCGGATTGGAGCGCCAACAGGCGGTGAAGGCGTTGGGAAAGGTGCGGTTTTTTGCCGGTGAGGAGCGTACAGAGCCCTCCTACATCCCCCTGGGTACCGTGTGCATGACTGCCGACGGCCAGAGATATCTGACCACCCGTGCGGGTACTGTGGGGTTGGAGGAGCGCAGCATTGACCTGCCGGTCATTGCGGCACAGGCCGGTGCTGCAGGGAACACGGAGGCAGAGCGTATTCTCTACATGGTGCTCGCTCCCTCCGGAATCACAGCCTGCACCAATCCGGAAGCCTTGACCAACGGCCAGGACCGCGAAGAGGACGAAGCGCTGAGGGCCCGGATTTTGTCCACCTATCGCAGATTGGCCAACGGTGCCAACGCTGCTTTTTACCGTCAGGAGGCTCTGGACTTTGACGGAGTTGCGGCGGCGAGTGTGATTCCCCGTAACCGTGGGATCGGTACGGTGGACGTGGTAATCGCTGCAGTGGGCGGCATGCCCGGTGAGGAGCTGCTGCAGGGTCTGCAGGACCATTTTAATGAAGTGCGTGAAATCGCGGTGGATGTACTGGTTGCCGCGCCCACCTGCCGGGAAGTCAATGTTGCCGTTCGGCTGCAGCCGACAGGGGGATATACCTTCCAACAGGTATCTCAGACGGTGACAGCGATGCTGGAGAATTGGTTTAGCGGCAAACTGCTGGGCAGACCCGTGCTGCAGGCCGAACTGAATGCCATGGTGTTCGGTGCGGAGGGCGTAGCAAACTGTACCGTGACCGTTGACGGCGGTGACGCTGTCGTGGACAGCGAAACTCTGCCCTGCCTGGGCGAACTGGTCATCACGGAAGGCTGAGGAGGCTGGTCATGAAGCATGAGCAATTTCTGCTGGAACTGCTGAAGCCTCTGGGTGTGTATGATCTGAACCACGGTACTGTCAACCGGGGGGAGCTGACGGCATACGGAGCCGTGCTGGATCGCCTGTTTGAAAAGCTGGAGGGAATTGGCCGCGAGAGTTTTCTGGCCACAGCCGATGGCAAAGGGCTGGAACTGATCCAGACTCTGCTGCCGTACCGTCCGGCCAGTGAATCCCACGAGGAGCTGCGGCAGGCCCTGTCCGCCTTGATGCGGATTGGCGGCGACAGCTTTGCCATAGGTGCGATCAACGGCACCCTTTCCGGATGCGGCATCAACGCGGTAGCCGCTGAGGGGAGCAGCCCCGGCTATGTGGAGGTCACATTCCCTGACATCAAAGGTGTTCCGCCTGCGTTTGAGGAACTGCGGACTATCATCGAAGAGATCCTGCCCTGTCATCTGGAGATCACCTATCTGTTCTGGTATAACAGCTGGGCCAGATTGGGGGAAGTGTTTGCCACCTTTGGTGCTGCGGAGGCCGGCGGCCTGTCCTGGCACAAACTGTCGATAATGAAAGAATAAGATCGGAATTGCCGTTTGCTGGAGCAGACGGCAATTTCTTTGTGGTTTTTCAATAAAAACTATTGACAGAAATAGGGAAGTGTTGTATATTAAAGCCAGAAAGGAGCGGTGAGTCCAATGTACTAAGCAGAAGCGCTGAGTCGTTGCGAACAGCGGGGATGGACCGGAGCGAGGGCGAGAGGAGCGGCGAGAGCCGCGCATACCAGCCCGAGGCGAAGGGAATCCACGCGTCGTGAGCAGACGAAGCGTGACAAAGCAGAAGTGCTGAGTCGTTGCGAACAGCATAAACGGCTCAGAGTGAAGAGGCTCAGCCCTTGAAGTGTGAGCAAAGTCAAGAAGCAGAAACCTGTTCCAAACGCGCTCGAGTGAGCAACGAAGTCTGACCAAGAAAAGTTAGTATTGAGATTCAGGCAATTTGTTTGAGGAAACAGATGAGGAAAGCATTCTGACAGGCTCCGAGGAAAACAAGATTCGAAGAAAGTGACGGTACGGACCCATGAACAACGTAATTGAACAGAAGTAAGCCCCCAACCGCGATGTAGGACGGTTGGGGGCTTGATGTTTGTTCAGGCATGGGACCATTGTAAGAACTGCCCGCGAAATTTTGTCGGTTATTGTCGTTTTGTGGGGACAATCATTAAAATTATGTAAACAAACCAAAAAGTGCAAAAGAACCGTTGCAAAAAGAGATTTTGTCAAGTATAATGATAATCCATAATGTGTTAGTGTGCGTATATGTGCCGTTTACGGCCTGAGTTTATAGATGAGGTGATCGTTATGTCTATCTTTGTGAGAGATATCGGTATTGATCTGGGTACCGCCAGTGTACTGGTCTACGTGAAAGATAAAGGAATCGTGCTCCGTGAGCCCTCCGTGGTGGCGCTGGACAAGAACTCCGGCAAGCTGCTGAAGGTGGGTCGTGAGGCGCAGCTCATGCTGGGTCGTACCCCCGGCAACATCGTGGCCATTCGCCCCCTGCGTGAGGGTGTCATCTCCGACTACGATATGACCGAGCGTATGCTCCGCGAGTTTATCCGCAAGGTGGCGCCCATTCGCCTGTTCAAGCCCCGTGTCATCATCTGCGTACCCTCCGGTATCACCGAGGTTGAGGAGCGCGCCGTCATCGACGCAGGTATTCAGGCCGGTGCCCGCAAGGTGTACCTCATTGAGGAGCCCCTGGCTGCCGCTCTGGGTGCAGGCATTGACATTGCCGAGCCCGACGGCCACATGATCGTGGACATTGGCGGCGGCACTGCCGATATCGCGGTCATCTCCCTGTCCGGCATCGTGGAGTCCGCCTCCATCAAGGTGGCCGGCGATGCGTTCAGCGAGGCCATCATCAAGTATATCCGTAAGCGCCACAACGTCCTGATCGGTGACCGCACCGCCGAGGAGCTGAAGATGACCATCGGCTGTGTGTTCCCCCGTCAGGAGGAGTTGTCCATGGAGATCAAGGGCCGCTGCCTGATGACCGGTCTGCCCCGTACCTTCTCTGTCACCTCCAGTGAGATGATCGAGGCTTTCGAGGAGCCCTGTGCCCGTATTCTGGAGGCCATTCACTCCGTGCTGGAGCGCACTCCTCCCGAGCTGGTGGCCGACATTTCCACCAACGGTATTATCATGACCGGCGGCGGCTCTCTGGTTGCCGGCTTCGACAAGCTCATCGAGTCCCACACCGGCATCGAAACCTACATTGCCGATGACGCTGTGTCCTGCGTGGCACAGGGTACCGGCAAGAGCCTGGACTGGCTCAACGAGATGCAGGACGGCACCATGAATATTTCCAGAAATCGACAGATGATGTGATTTCGTTGAAAAAGGCAAAGCCTTTTCCAACGAGAATTTGCGGTCTGCTGCAGCGCACTTCGCTGCGCTCGCACGTTGGCAGACCGAGAAGTGGTTTCCCCGACGTACATGCCGCCGGAGAAAACGGATTGCATTTCTTTTGCCGCTTTGCGGCAAAACTCTGCGAGGCTCAATCCCGTCGCACTGATTGGTGCGGCGGGATTTTTGTTTAATCAATTTGTAACATGTCCATAATGAATTTACGGTTGTCACAGAGGGAAAATCGTAGTATAATATACCGTCCGGGGATATCCCCGTGTGATTGATATTGAGGTGTATTGAATGAGTTCTAACAACATTCATAACTATATACAGCCCGGCTGCCGTGTCCATCTGGTGGGTGTCGGCGGCGTGTCCATGGCGCCCCTGGCGGAAGTGCTGCAGGGGGCAGGCGTGGAAGTGTCCGGTTCTGACTGGCATGAGAGCGAAAAGGTAAAACACCTGCGCTCTCTGGGGATTCATGTAGCCACCGGCGGTCAGAAGGCGGAGAATATTGAGGGTGCCCAGTGCGTGATCCGTACCGCCGCCGCCCGTGACGACAACCCGGAGATCGCCGCGGCAAGAGCTGCCGGCATTCCGGTCTTTGAGCGTGCCCAGGCATGGGGCGCCATCATGCAGGGCTACAAGAACGCCCTGTGTATTTCCGGTACCCACGGTAAGACCACTACCACCTCCATGTGCACCCACATCTTTATGGCGGCCCAGCTGGACCCCACGGTGATGATCGGCGGTACCCTGCCTCTGCTGGGCGCGGGACACCGGGTGGGCGGCGGCGACACCATCATTCTGGAGTCCTGCGAGTATTGCAACTCCTTCCTGTCCTTCTTCCCCACGGTGGCGGTGATTCTGAACATCGAAGCCGATCATCTGGACTTCTTCAAGGATCTGGACGAGGTGGAGCATTCCTTCCGTGCCTTTGCCGATCTGGTGCCGGACAGCGGCATGATCGTGGCCAACTGCGAGGACGAGAACACCATGAAGGCGCTGGAGGGCGAGACCCGTCCCATGGTGACCTTCGGTGTGGAGCGCGGTGACATCTGGGCGGAAAATCTGGAATTTTATCACGGCCTGGGCCGTTTCGACGTGGTATATCACGGTCGGTTCTACGCTCATATCGAGCTGGCGGTGCCCGGTATCCACAATGTGAAGAACGCGCTGGCTGCGGCTGCCGCTGCCGCCGTGATGGGTGTGCCCGGTGAGGCGGTGGAGCGCGGTATGAGCGAGTTCCGCCTGCCCGGACGGCGGTTTGAGCGCAAGGGCTTTGTCAACGGCGCGGTGCTTTATGACGACTACGCCCACCATCCCGGTGAGCTGGAGGTGCTGCTGGAGAGCGCGGCGCAGCTGGGTCACCAGAGAGTGATCTGTGCCTTCCAGCCCCATACCTACACCCGTACCCACGAGTTGTTTGACGATTTCGTGGAGGTGCTGAAGAAACCAGACGTGACGCTGGTGGCGGAGATCTATGCCGCCCGCGAGGACAACACCATTGGGATCTCCTCCCGCGATCTGGTGGAGCAGATCCCCGGCAGCATCTATTGCCCCACGCTGGAGGACGTGGCAGCCCGACTGAAAGAATTGGCACAGCCCGGTGATCTGGTGCTCACCGTGGGCGCCGGCGATATTTATCTGGCCGGCGAAATGCTGGTATAAACCCTGCCCCCGGAAGGAGAGAGCCGGGGTACAAGAGAGAGGAAAGGGAAAACATGTTAGTCAAAAGCAGGATTGAGATCAGGGAAGTGACCACCAAATCCGAACTGCGAAAATTCGTGGACTATCCCAATGAGCTTTACAAGGACGTACCCCAGTTTGTGCCCGCTTTTTACGGGGACGATCTGGCAGACTGGGATCGAAAGAAAAACCCCGCCTTTGAGTACTGCGAGGCGCGTAATTTTCTGGCTTACCGCGACGGCGAGATCGTAGGCCGCATCGGCGCCATTCTCAGCCACAAATCCAATGATACCTGGGATACCAACCGCATGCGCTTTTCTCAGGTGGACTTTATTGATGATCCCGAGGTATCTGCCGCCCTGTTCCATACGGTAGAGGAATGGGCCAGAGAGAAGGGCTGCACCCAGATCCATGGCCCTCTGGGTTTCTGCGATATGGACCGTGAGGGTATGCTGGTGGATGGCTTTGACCGCCGCAGCATCTTTATTACCTACTACAATCACCCCTACTACAATGAGCATCTCACCCGTCTGGGCTATGTCAAGGACGCCGACTGGGTGGAGAACCTCATTGAGATCCCCACGCCCGACAGCGAAACAGGCGTGAAGCTCCACCGTCTGGCCGAGCGGGTGCTCAAGCGGGGCACCTACCACAAGGCGAATATTACCCGTAAGAGCCAGATTACCGCCCGCCATATCGAGGATGTGTTCCGTCTGGTGAACAAGGCCTATGCGCCCTTGTACGGTGTGGTGGAGCTCACCGAAAAGCAGATCAAGAAATACGCCAACAAGTTCGTGCCGCTGGTCAATCCCAACCTGCTGTGCCTCATATACGATAATGAGGAAAAGCTGGTGGCTTTTGGCGTGTGCGCGCCCTCCATGGCGAAGGCTATGAAGAAGCACAGGGGCCGTCTGTTCCCCATCGGCTGGGTGGACGTGCTGCGTGCGCTGAATAAAAACGACACTATGGATCTTTTGCTCATTGCTGTGGATCCCGATGTGCAGGGTCTTGCCATCAATGCGGTGATCATGGATCATATTCTGCAGGGTGCCAACCGCATGGGCATCAAGTGGGCGGAAAGCGGACCCACGCTGGAGCTCAACGAAAAGGTGCAGAGCCAATGGAAGTTCTTCCAGCGGGAGCAGCATAAGCGCCGCCGCTGTTACGTGAAAGACATCTGATTACATAGGAGAAGGACGCGCCGATTTCGGCGCGTCCTTTTTTACTTCCCCTGTAAAAACAGCGTCCCCAGAAACCGCTTGAAAATGCTGCCCACGCTCAGCCGCTCCACGGCGCAGGGGGCCACGAGGTCAATGGTATCCGCCTGCTCACCGTCCACGCGGACGATGATCTCGCCCAGCTTCTGCCCGGCCTCCACAGGGGCCTCCACGTTCTCGGGCAGACAGATTTCGGTGGTAACGGCACCGGACTTGCCCTTTTCCAGCAGTAGAGTACATTCTCGCGCAGGCACAGGCTGCACAAATTCCTGCTCACCCAGCAGAACGGCCACAAGGGGCAGGGCCTGCTCCGGCCAGACAGGCACCAGCGCGTAGTTGGCGAAGCCGTGGTTGAGCAGCGCCTTGGCGCTGTCAAAGCGGTCGTTGGAGGTGGGGGCGTGCATGACCACGGCAATGAGCTCCATGCCGTCACGCTCGGCGGTGGCGGACAGGCAGTACAGCGCATCGTCGGTGAAACCGGTTTTCAGACCGGTGGCGCCCTCATAGTAGAAGATGAGCTTGTTGGTGTTGGACAGCTGAAAGGCCCCGTCCCGCAGAGAGTCCATCCAGATGGTGGTAAATTCTCTGATAGCAGGGTGATGGAGGATCAGCTCCCGGCTCATGATGGCAATGTCCAGCGCACAGGTGAGGTGCCCCTCGGCGGGCAGTCCGGTGCAGTTGACGAAATTGGTGTGGTTCATGCCCAGCTCCCTGGCGCGGCGGTTCATGCGCTCCACGAAGGCGGTCTCCGTGCCGGCAATGTGTTCGGCCAGCGCTACGGAGCAGTCGTTGGCGGACACCACCGCCACCGCTTTCACCATGTCGCGGACGGTCATCTGCTCATGCTCCTTCAGCCAGATCTGGGAGCCGCCCATGGAGGTGGCGTAGGTGGATGCGGTGACCATGTCGTCCCAGCCCAGCAGGCCGCCGTCGATGGCCTCCATCACCAGCAGAAGGGTCATAACCTTGGTGACCGAGGCCGGCTCGTACTGTTTGGTGGCGTTTTCCTCGTAAAGTACCGTGCCCGTGGTCTTTTCCATCAGAACGGCGGTAGGTGCGGACAGACCCAGCGGGGCGGAGGCCTGTGCGGTATGGGGGAGCAGCGCCATGGCTGCCAGAAGTAAGGCAAGGATTCGTTTCATGGTACATTCCTCATTTCCGTGGTGTGGATCACAATATGGTGAATGTAGCATACGGAATTTTCTGTTGTTCTATGCGTGGAAAAACTTGCAGAGAGTTGAAAAAGTCATATAATAAAATCAACGAAAAAGGGGGAATGACCTATGGTGACCAGACAGCCTTCATACAATAAACAATTCCGTTGCATTGGCGGAGCCTGCCCCGACACCTGCTGCCGTGACTGGTCTATTGTGCCCGATGAGGAGTCTCTGAAGGACTATGAAACTGCGCCGGAGCCTCTGCGCTCCGCCATCGCCGCCGCCCTCACCCATGACGATGACGGTGATCCCTGCTTTGCCTTGCGGGAGGATGGCTATTGCGCACTGCTCACCGAGGACGGTCTGTGCCCCATTCAGCGGGACTGGGGGGAGGAGCATCTGTGTGTTCATTGCGGAGCCTATCCCCGGTTTACCGAGGAGTATGGTTGCCTGAGCGAAACCTCCCTGGCCATTTCCTGCCCGGAAGCGGCCCGCCTGCTGATGGAGCAGGAGCGCTTTATCCTGACGGGCAGCAATGACGGGAAATCCGATCCGCCCTTCGAGGGGGTGGACAGGGAGCTGCTGGGTGGGCTGGAGGTGACCCGCGCCCGTGCTCTTGATGCGCTGAACGAGGACGGTGTGCCCCTCTGGCAGCGTCTTGCAGATGTGGTGGCCTACGCCGATGATTTGCAGGACTGCATCGACTTTGGTGCCTTTGAAGAAATGGTGGGCAGCGAGATCTTCCCGGTGGAAGCGGAGAAGGCGGTCTCCCGCCGGATGCTGACCGCCAGGCTGATGGAGTTCTGCGCAGAGCTGGAGTGCCTGCGCCCGGCGTGGAAAGAACTGCTGGAGCGCCGCAGCGGGGAGCTTTGGAAATTGAAGAAAGAGTATTGGACATGGTGCGGGAAATTTGAGAAAGCATACCCGATGTGGGAGCGGCATCTGGCCAATCTGGCCTGCTATCTGGTGTTCCGCCACTGGCATAAGACGGTGAACGATGACAACCTCTACGGGAGGGGAGCCATGGTGGGGGCGGCCTGCCTGCTGATCTATCATCTGTGCCTGCTGGAGTGGAAGGAAAAGGGGAGCCTGTTCCCGGCGGAGGAGGCGGCCCTGTGGAGCTCCTTCAGTCGTGAGATTGAGCATCTGGAGGAAAATTTCACCGATTTGATCGAGGCCCTGTTTGACAACGAGAGCTGGCCCATCGTCAGTGCACTGTGTGAGGAGGAACCTTGAGAGTTCTGCTGGAGCAGGCCAATGTGCCGGCGGAGGAGCAAAAAAAACAGGGCGCTGAAAAGCGCCCTGTCAGACTGTCAAAAAACCTCGTAGAGTTTCGCTGCGTAACAGCGAAATAAAAACAAATCTGTTTTCTCCGGCGACATGTGCGTCGGAGAAAACACTTCTCAGACCGCAAACGTGCGAGTTGTCCGCCTCCGGCGGACGGCGAGTGCGCTGCAGCGGGCTGCAAGAAACTGGCGGAAAAGGCGAAAGCCTTTTTCGACAAGCTCACAGGGCGCTGAAAAGCGCCCTGTTTGGTTAGTGGGAGTAATGATGTGTTTTTTGATTTTTAGCTCTGGAGTGTTCCGCGATGCATTGAATCAAATATATCGTGTTGCAGATGAAGCTGAGCAAAGCAAAAATCCAAACGAAACTGTATATATGGCCAAATGTCAATCCTGCAAACAAGTCACCAAGCAATTTGGTGGAGGCAATCGGTATCATGAATTTTTTGGACAGCTGTTTCCGATTGACCAAAAAGTCAATTTCCATGATAACATCAATCAGGTAGACTGAAAATAAGAATGCAGCGTCAAAGTGTTTGAAGGAGTAAAGAAACAGGGCTGTTACCGGTAAGATTGCAACCAGAAAAACAATTTTTTTCCAGATAGAGGACAGAAAAAGAAAACCCCAGAAGACAATCAGGATATCGATTAAGAACCAGATAATAAAGCCCGGGTTCCCTCGGGTATACACGGTTCCTGCGATCTCCCATGCAACATTCAATACGCCTGCAACATACGGCATGGACACTTTCTTTTCTTTCCTGCTTCGGAAGCCGGCAATAACGATGAGGATGTAGGTGACAGACCAAAACAATAAAGTGAGTACGCCCCAGATGCCCTCAGACCAGGCTAAAATATTTGAGAATGAAAAATAAGAATCCAACATATGGCGGTCTCCGGAAATCATATTGGTTTTGCCGAGGTGTTTCATGGGAGAAAATAAAAACGACAGTTTTAATAACTAGTATCAAAACTGTCGTATAAATGGTGCGGATGACGGGACTCGAATGGGCAGAATTGCCTTTCGCGTCCTCTTATAAGTTTCTGAAACCGTTGGTACTACACACTTTTTTCACCCACTCCATTGACAGTCTTTCATATCTGACAACGGACAATTACCAAAACAACGGACAAATAACGGACAAATTAAGGCTTATTAGTTTCCCTCAATTTCGTGGAATCGGATAAAATTCACCATTGGTAGAACAATATTACCAATTGAAAACACCTGTGAAGAAATGCTGCTGATCGTAGCGCGAGCCATCGAGTACAGCGCAGCGCATCCATTAATTCCAAGCATCTTTTTGAATGCATCTTCTTCCATGTCAAGAGGTGCCGAAAAGACTCCACGATATTCCATGTCCAAGGATATATTATTGTCATCTACTTCGCTGGTAACTACAACTTTCAGATCTAAGATGCCCAATCTAAGTTCTTTCTCTTCGTCGTAACCTACATCTCGAATGATAAATCCAACGTCGATCTCTTTTTTCCCAGGATTCCTTTCGTCATACCCGAAAAATGTATTTTTGATATCAATTGAAGTTACTGCAGCAGTCAGTAACTGGAATGCAGCTTCTACTTTTTTTGTGTTCATAATCACGCCGCCTCAAGACAATATTCATCGACATTTCCAATCGTTTGTTTCGAAGGTTTTTTTCGCAGCTCCTCATACTGGCTTAAAACAGGGAGCACTCCATCATTCTCTGCATCGGTAAATGTCAGAGCTATTTTCAGCCCAAGACCATCAAAAATTTCTGCAAGCGTTTCGATGGTAAAATTACATTCTCCGCTTTCCCATTGGCAAACCATTGACTGAGTAACTAAGAGCTGTTCTGCTAACTCTGTCTGTGTTTTCTTAAGTTTCTTTCGGCTTGAATAAATTTGATTTGCAATTGTTACTAATAGGCGGTTCGTTTCCTTCTGTGCCCTGGACAGTTCCGGGAACATATCAACTGGTTGTGCCGCCTTGCTAAGTCTCTCACGAAAGCTCATTATTGTCGTCCTCCTCATAAAAATCCCGCAAGACTTGTTTCCGTCGATTTTCTGCTACGGAAATAGCTCTTTTGTAGTCGCCGGCATTCAGTTCTTTAAACGCTGTTAACAGAACAAAGGTCTCTTGTCCATCGTCTTCAATAACAGCAAAAAATAGTACGCGGGGATTCCCTCGAAATTCCCGCCATCTGATAGAAAATAGATTTTCACAGCCCGAGAGCTTCTCAAATACCTTCGGGCGTTGGGATAAAACCTCTAGGCCCATTGTATCCAAAAAGCGTAGTTGTTTATCCAACCACAATGCATATTTTTCTTTCCCCTCTTTATCTTTGTGATAAAGGTCTTCCCGCTCTCGAAAAAATACATCGCAGCCATATATATTATCATAGCCAGTCGACTTCATTAGCATCCCACCTACAACGCTATAATATTACTTATAGCTAATAATTTCAAGTGGTATTTTTTACCATTTTTAGTTCTAGTACAACTCTTTTCTGGTGCCTCCACATATTGTTGCCGTCAAAACTCAAAACACAAGAGATGGAATAGTTGTTGGCATAACCCCTCTAACAAAATATTCGCGGTTGCATTTTCGTGTGCAAAATTGTTCGTTGCACTGCTGTCATGTGCTGTTTATACTCTTTCTGCACAAATTAGTCTCTCTAACTTAGCCAGGAATCACTCCTCGGCATTTGACCTATCCCGCTCCATCTGCTGATCAATGGCTCTGGCAATAAAAGCATTCACGCTTTCCCCGCGGCTGTCTGCGTGGGCCTTAATAACTTCCTTCTGACCCTTCGGCAGCGTGAGATTGATGCGGTCATAGTTCCCGGCGATATACTTGTTTGTAGCTTTCTGCTGTGCTTTTGATACTGTCAATTTTGTTACCTCCTTTTATGGGGGCTCAAAAATAATTGAGTCCATCCTCCCAGTGTAGCTATATTATACCACATTTGTCTACTTGCGTAAATATACAAAATAGACAAATATATTTGCGCAAGTATGTAAACTCTGTCAATTGATATATTTACGCAAGTATGATATATTATAATCACAGCAAGGGGGAACACCCCGAGCGGGACAGGGAAACGCATTCTCCCGGTAGGCCAGAGGCGCGAAAGGAACTCACGCCCCTGCTCCCGCTCCAGGTACTGAAGGAGGAAACTATATGAGCACATCTGAACTTGAAGTCAAGGTCCGTGAATTGCGCCAGCTGCAGGCTCTGATCGAAGAAGCTGAGGCAGAAGCCGAAGCCATCAAGGACGCAATCAAGGCCACTATGGGCGATTCTGAGGAGCTTCGGGCGGGAGAGTATTGCATCACTTGGAAAGCCGTAAAAAGCGCCAGAATCGACACCAGCGCACTCCGCAAGGCTCTCCCCGATGTTGCCCAGGCATTCACCCGCGAAACCACCACCCGCCGCTTCTGCGTGGCTTGATCCCCCCCTAAACAATGTGCACAAGAACCCAACCCAATTTAACGAGGAGGAAAACATTATGAGTATCCTAACCGGAGATAAAGAAAAGCATGGTGATATCATCCGTAAATTCTGTTTACCCGAGGAGTCACTGGATGAGGCTGTACAGAAGATTGCAGAGACCTTTGGCAACAACTTTACTATCGATGATGCGCTGGACATTATTGCCGTTGCTGCAGATGAAGCCAAAGAGCACGAGGACGCCACTAAAGATTGGAATCTCATCGACAAGGTAACGTGGGCCGTCAGAAAGGCTTATATCACTGGCGCAGCTTACGCATTATCTATTATATTCGAGTACATCAAGGCCGCTGCCGAGGAGGCTGACAACGTAGCATAAAATATAGGCAGAAGCCGCACAATGTACTAACTCCATGTAGGCGGAAATGTCAGGTTTTTTGATGCTGGTTTGATTCGCTTTTGATTCAATTAACGAGCGGGAGTCACCACTATGGCGGCCCCCGCTCTCACTTTACCAAGACAACTCCAACGGTCAGACACTTCCGTAAATATCGGTTAAGTCGCCTGTGCGCTCTATTCGGTTCCGCAGGAAGTTTTGGAGCCGCTCATCCGAGGTTAGAGCATCGATGACAAAACCCGCTCGCCTACCATCACAGCACACCCGCGCCGCTGATTCTGAGGTGTGCAGTTCTGTGTGCCGATCTACAAAAACAAGCGTTACCGAGCGGGCGTTGCTTTCTTGGTTCCCCATATCAATTCATCCCCTCATGTGATATAATATCTTTGATAGCAGCATATACCACATGAGAGTCGTCCTTCGGGACGACCCTTTTTTATGTTCATGATTTCTCGGTGTTTTGCTTTTTTTATGTTTGCAGTTTTATGCGATTTTCGTTTTTTATCTATTGCGTTTTGTTTCATTTCCACGCTAATAGACACGAAATCGTAAGTTTTCAGAGGTTCGTATTTGTGGTGCCTTTGTTCGGGTTTTGTTCGGGTTTTGCCCGACTCCAAAGCTTTTATATACCTCCGCAAAATTGAGGTTTTCTGAGGTTGTATTGTCGAATAATTAGGGCTATTTAGGGTCTTCGATCTTTGCTTCATATTGCTTTATCCAGTCTTCCAACAGCATAGTTACCATCCACGGCTGCCGGTTGCGCCGGTGGAACACCGTGGGCGCTCCATCATGGAATCGCTCAGCGTCCCTAATGGCCTGCTCCATAGCCTCACCCAAGTTTAACCGCTCTACTCGCTTTACTTCGATATGTACGCCGGGCAGGCCCGTCAGATCTGGAATTTCTCCAAAACTGAGCGAGCCTCCCCGCTGTATATCAAAGCCGTGTTCGCGAAGAAGGGCGGCAAGCTCCCGCTCGCCGGCTGCTCCTTTCCGCTGTGAGGGCTTACCCATTATCTCACCGCTTTCTCGCCGCTGTAGTGGCAAATTTTCTCACGCTTCGCTCACGGTTAACTCCATCCGTCCAAAGCAGCTAACGCTGAATTTCTACGGTCATTAAACTCCGCCTCCCGGCTCTTGTAGCCGCCCCCAGTTGCCGTTGAAGTTGAGGGTGAAGTTGATGTTGAGTTGTGTTGTGTTGTAGTTGGTATCGCTTGAATGCTTTTGCATGCAAGTGCATTTTCTTTCTGCATTCGTTCTTTCTCCCATCGAGCATTTGCATTATCTCTGTGTTTCTCACAATTCTCTACATAACGATCCCGGTCTTTCTCGAGCCGAGGCTGGATAAAGTCCCACGCAACAGCAAGAGCTCCGTCCAGTTCCGGTACTACTCCATATTCCCCAAAGTCCAGAATAGCCTCAAACAGCCGGCCCTTTTCCTCCAGGGAGAACCGTTTCAAACTCGGACGGACATCAAAGTACAGCAAAACCCCCGGCTGTTTCCTTGCCATGATCTCACCAACCTTCTACTCGTCCCTGCCCTGTCATTCTGTCCAGCGTATCCTCCAAATGCTTTCGGGTAATACCAATGCTGTGGAGACGCCGCCCCAGAGATTTGATATAGTCCCACAGCTCATCTGGGCCATCTGCCAAATAGTACCCCGGAAAATTCGAGTCAGTACTTGCACAAATCGGGTGGCCGTCTTTGCGTTCCCGCTCGATGATTTGAGTAAGTTCTCGGAGGTCTTTTAACTCCAAGAGCTCAACCAAATCCTTGCCAGGAATGGCATTTTCTTTCCCCTTAAAAAGGCGTTCGTAAACCATCATCCTACCTCCACGCGGCGAATACCGCCGCCAATCTGCTGTGTTGCCAATTCTCCCGCCAAGTAAGCCTCTACATCCTCAAGGGCAATCAGGCGCTTATTCCCGGCAGCGACATGGGGGATTGCACCTGTTAATACCAAGCGGCGTATCGCTGTCTGAGTCAGAGCGCTACAAGGATCAGACTTCTTGATCCACTCTGCGGCTTGCTGGATCGTTCTCATTCGTCGCATTCACTTTCCTCCTGCTTCTTGCGGCTCTGTCCCTCCAGTTGCTCAGACAACGCGGTAACATTGATGAGGAAACGATTTCCCGCGCGGATACCAGGGCAAGATCCCTCTGCCACCATAATACGAAGACGATGTTCCGGAAGGATACCCATTGCTGCGGTCTGTCGGATTGTTTTGAATACTGGCACAAAACCACTCCTTTCTTTCCTTTACGAAGAAAACTGTTGACTTTCGTCTGGTATGGTTGTAGTATACAATTACGGTGTGATAAATTCAATCGAAAATTAAATCTAAAGAGTTGGATTGGAGTATGCAAAATGGCAAAGAAAAAGCAAATACCCAACCCCAAAAGTAAGGCAAATTTGAAGCGGATGTGCGATGAATTGGATATTACGCAAAAGCAGCTTTCAGAAGCGTCAGGGGTGTCTGAAAACACAATATCAAAAATTGCAACAGGAAGAGGACCTCTTACCCGCCAGATTGCGGAAGAGATTATTAAGGTTTGCCCTTCATACAGAATTGAGTGGTTGCTGGGGATCGATGAGAACCCGTACAATGTTATCAAAATAAAGATTCCTGGTCTTGAAGCAGCACGCAAGTACCTTGATGCCGCAACTTTTTTACACGGACTTGGTTATGAGATTGGGCAAATCAATGACAGTGGCATCTTTTTCCCTGTAAATGAAATGGGCGGTTTTTGCCTCTCTGAACATCATGAAGCAGTAATAAAAAAAGCAGACGCTGTTATTTGGCGTGGTAGCCTTCAGGAAATAGAAAGAGTTTTACTTGAAATATGTGACTTTTCTTTGTTTAAGATTGAGCGCCTTGCAAAAGGATGTATCTGATTATTAGAGGAGGACTTTATGGCTACTATCAGAAAGCGAGAAGGAAAGACAGGCACAAGCTATCTGATCCGCTCATCCTGCGGCTATGATACATCGGGCAGGCAGGTGGAGCGCTCTATGACATGGAGACCCGCTCCGGGCATGACGGCAAAGCAGATCGAGCGGGAGCTGAACCGGCAGGCAGTTCTGTTTGATGAGAAGTGTGCCGGTGAGGGAGCAGGCTGCGGCAACATCAAGTTTGAGGCATTTGCAAAGCAGTGGCTCAAAGAGTACGCAGAACCGAATCTGAGACCCCGCACCGTGGCCCGTCTGCACCAGTTAGAAGATCGCACCTATACCGCCATCGGTCATATCCGTCTGGATAAGCTAACCGCCCGCCATGTGCAGAGCTTCATTGATAACCTGGGCGAGGACGGAATCAGCACAAAGCGGGATCTGGCTGTTCCTAAAGTTAACTTCTCCGAGTTGCTGAAGGAGCGGGTGCTGACCGGCAAGGCACTCTCCGAACTCAGCGGTGCCTCCCGCTCGACTATCTCTTCTCTTTGCCACGGTGAGAGCGTAACCGTAGACACCGCGCAGAAGATCGCAGCGGCCCTCGATACCAACGTTAAGACCCTGTTCACCATCCAGAAGGGAAATGGAAAGCTGTCCTCCAAGTCCATTCAGCACTATCTTTCCTTTGTGTCCTCTGTCATGGAATACGCCTGCCGCTTTGACATGATCCAGAACAACCCCTGCAAGCGTGTAAACGTCCCCACAGGAGAGAAAGCGGAGAGGGAGGTCTACACCCTTGAGGAAGCGCAGGCGTTTCTGGAGAGCCTTGAAAGCGCGCCCACTAAGTACAAATGCTTCTTTGTCCTTGCTATCTATGGCGGCTTCCGCCGTGGGGAATTGCTGGGTCTGGAGTGGTCGGATATCGACTTCAAGAATCAGACGGTCAAGGTGCAGCGCACCTCCCAGTATCTGAAGGATCGCGGCACATTCACCGATGAAACCAAGACAAAGAAGAGCCAGCGCACTTTGAAGCTGCCCGCCTGCGTGTTCACCGTACTACGGCAGCACAGGGCAGAGCAGGCCGAGGAGCAGCTTCGCATGGGCGATCAATGGAAACAGAGCAACCGACTATTCACTCATCTGGACGGCGCACCCATGCACCCCAACACCCCCTATCACTGGCTCAAGCGGTTCTGTGAGGAGACCGGCCAGCGCTTCCTCGGGATCCATGCATTCCGCCATCTGAATGCCTCTCTGCTGATCAACAGCGGTGTGGACGTCAAGACGGTCTCCACCTCTCTGGGACACTCTCAGGTGACTACCACGCTGAACATCTATGCCCACACCTTCGAGGAGGCACAGGCCAGAGCAAGTGAGGCTGTTGCCGATCTGTTGTCGGTCAAACAGGCATAA